GCCAGTTGGTCTGGTCATAGAGGTGGTAGTAGAAGCCGTCGTTGATCGAGCGGTCCACCGTCTGGAGCCACGGCTCGTTCATCCAGTTCCAGTTGTAGAGGTAGCTCTGGATGTCGTAGCGGAGCATCTCCAGCCACGGCATCATGTTCATCTGGCTGTAGAGATCGTTGTGGATGGTCTGCATCCACGGCTGCCAGGCGTTCTGGTCGTAAAGGTGGTAGCGGAAGCCGTCGTTGATCGAGCGATCCACGGTCTGGAGCCACGGTTCCCACCCCCACATCGAGTTGTAGAGGTAGTAGCCCAGATCCATCTGGAGCATCTGCAAGTAGGGCATCATCCCGGGGTCGAACAGCCCGAGGTTCAGGCGGTCCTGGACATCCGAAAGGGTCATCCCGGCGGGGCCGGTCAGCCCCTGGACGATGCCGTCCACGTCCGTCTGGACGAGGTCGGCGTTCACCGTCGAAAAGATTGTTCCGCCGTAGGGCATTACCAAGTCCCTCCGACCACGGTCACCACGTCGCCGGGCGTGCCCTTGACGACGATCTCACCGAGGTTGACGTTCTTGAATACGTGCCATTCGCCCGGCACCCAGGGCACATCGGAACCGTCGTCGCCACGGAGATAGACCGTGCCGCCGTTGGTCGGCAGGCAGGAGATCGTCACCGATGCGATCAGTTGCACGTTCGAGACCGGCTGGTAGCCAGCCGTCACCTCGATCCTTCTCATGACAATGTTGTTCATGCGCGCTCCTTCATCCGGTAATCCAAGCCACCAGGACCGACGCGAACGCCGTCACCGCCGAGCCGACGACCATCCACACCAGCCGGGACAGCCTTTTGGCATCCTGCTCCAGCCGGTCCAGGCGCAGCGTGATGCCGGGCTTGCCGTTGCCCCGGATCGCCTCGTCGAGCCGGTCGAGCTTGACGCGGATTTCCTCGAACTCGCGCTCGCACGCGGCTCGGAAGTCGTTGCTGATGGTCATCTCGCTCACGTATCGGCTCCGATGTCCTTGGTGTGAATGCGGTAGGTTTGCCGGTACGGATCGCTCCATCGCCAGCAGCCCTCGCCGCCCAAATTCATGACCTCGTATCGCCGCCCGTTGGCCGCGATCACGTCGCCCGCTTCCGGGACGAGTCCCAGCTCGTCGGCCAGGATCAGGAAATCCCAGGCCTGGGCGTCGACCGTCAGGCCCGACTCGTCGGCGACCTCGAACCGGGTTCTCCCGTAGGTCGCGTGGACGGTTCTGGCGTCCGGCGGCCTGCGGTACTCGACCGGGCTGGAACAGTGCGCCGTGCGCATCTGCTCCAGCCACTGCGAGCCTTGTTGGAGAACGTCGGGCATCGCCTACTGCTCCAGCCGCACGCGAACGAGCGCATCGTCGTCCGAGGCGTCGCGCACCGTCTTGCCCAGATACTTGTTGCCGGTCGCCGTGGTGGTCGCCTGGCTGGCGGCCGCGTTCCAGTAGACCTTCGCGCCCGCCGCGATGGCCGTTCCGGCCCCGGTCGCCTTGGGCACGTCGAACACGCCCGTGATGGCCAGCGCCCCGAGCTTGCCCGCGACGATGTCCACCTTGGCGATGCCGACCAGGTCGTTCTGCACGACCACGTCTCCCGCGCTTACGTTCGCGCCGGGGGTGTAGTCGATGCTGTTGCCGTCATGAATGAATCTTGCCGTTGCCATGTCTCGTCACTCCTTCCTTGTGGAATGTGGTTTACGCCTCGCCCTTCATCTTCACGCCGCCCCGGTAGTCCTGGCGGCTGACGCCGAAGTCGAAGTAGCCACGGAACTGGATGCCCAGTTTGTTGAACTCCGCCTCGGCCCTTTCGACGGTGGGCTGCCGTTTGCCGTCGAGGAACGCGACCTCGATCACCGGCAGGTCCGTCGGCTCGGCCAGGAGATACCAGGCCTTCGCGCTGGCTCCGGACATCGCCGCGTTGCTGAGGTACGTGCTGGTGACCACTCCGAACTTGCCTGCGTGCGGGTTGTCGCTCGGCTTGGGCTTGCTGGAGGCCTCGTTGACCTTCAGGCTGCTCATCAGCAGTTCCGCCTGGACCTTCAGGGCCGGAGGCACCAGCAGCGTGCGCGGCTCGATGGCCAGCGGATTGCCGTCGGGGTCGACCTGCTCGAGGAACATCAGCTCCGCCGTCGTCAGCCCGTCGATGGAGAGCACGGTGTCCGCGCCCGCCAGGTAGTTCTTGTGGCCGGTCGTGAAGAACGCGGCGTTGTCGAGGAAGGTGGCCCAGAAGACCTTGTTGAGCTTCAGCGCCCCGCCGCGACCGATCTTGCGCGGGATCGCGGACAGCGAGTCCATGTCGTCGTTGATCAGGTCGGTGCGCGTGAGGCCGAACATCCGCCCGTAGGTCTTGGCCTGGTTGGTGAAGCTCTCCTCGCCGACCTCGGCGTGCTTGAGCTCGCCGTCCGGCCCGACCTCCTGGTACTCGAAGCCGCCGGTCAGCCGGAAGCTGGTGACGGTCTTGAAGTCCTTGACGTTGCGCGTGGCCGCGATCCGCTGCCAGGCCTGCTCGACCGACTCGAAGCCGTCCAGCAGGAACTTGTTGGCGACGTTGGAGAGGATGCCCGGCAGCGTGAACGTGCTGAACGCGGCCCGCAGCACCGCCTCGGGATCGTCCCTGAAAAAGCGCACGTCGCAGCCGTTGGCCCACGCCGCCTCCAGCAGAAGCTGGTGCAGCCCCAGGCGGTTGCGGAAACGCTTGTCGGCCGCCTCGACGACCTGTTCGCCGTGGCTCTTGAGCAGAGCGTCGCCGCGCAGGCCGCCGGTCATCAGGGCGGCGGCTTCCAACACCTTCGCGCCGTTGGGCGTGCCGCCGTCATGGGCCGGAGCCTTGGGGCGCGAGGCCCGCAACACCTCCAGCTCGGTCTTCGTCGCGTCCCACCCGTCCTCGATGGCCTTGGCCTCGATGTCGGGGTGTTTCCCGTCGGTGATCTTGCGAATCCCGGCGATCCGCTTGCTCTCGGCGGCGGCACCGGCCCGCATCGCCTTGACCGGATCGTCGACGGTCGCGGTCTCCTTGCCGCCTCCCGCCTGCGCCCGGATGTCCGTCTCTTCCCGCTTGTCCTTGGTATCCATGTCGTCTTCCTTTCTGCCTTTCACGGTTTCCGACTCCTTGTCCTGTGCTGCGACCCGGGCCGTCGTGTTCGGATCGGCGGCGCTGTCGACGAAACTGATTTCCTTGAGCACCGCCCGGCGCACCACATGCACCGGCCCGGTGAACTGCTGCTTGTTGACCGCGACCGTGGCCCCGGCGGGGATGAACTCCGCCTCGACCACCGCCGCGCCGATGCTGGCCTGCCACGGGAATCCGTTGACCCCGCTCTTGGCCACGTCCCGCGCCCACGAGGTGTCGCGGCTGATCAGCCCCTCGGCGACGAGCTGGGCGTTCTCGACGCGCACGCGCTGCGTGTGGCCCACGCCCTGGCGGCGCTCGTGGTCGAGGCGGATCGGCAGGTTCTGCGACGGAATGTCGAGACCCGCCAGATCGACCACGACCGGGTGCGGGAATCCGGCGATCTCCATGAGGCCGCCGGTATAGGCGACCATGCGGAACTGCGGCAGCGAGCTGTCGCTTTCCGCCGCCTGGATCGTCAAAGGGCCGCGCATCGTCACGAACTCGGGCTGTCTGTCATGCGTCTTGGGCATCGTTGTCTTCCTCCTCGTCGGGTTGCGGTTGGGATTCGGCCTCGGCCAGGCCCAGCTCCTTCATGAGCTGCTTTTCCTTGGCCCGCTGGCGCAGTTCGGTTTCCCAGTCCTTGCCCTGCCGGGCGTATTCGCTGGCCAGCGTCGTGGTGTTGTTCGCCAGGCGCGTGGCCTGGGCGCTCGCTTCCTTGGCCGGGTCGACGTGTTCGGTGCCGTCCCAGAACCACTGGTGGGCCAGGGATTCCGCGCCAGCCAGGAAGGAGAAGTCGGCGAGCAGGCGGGCCTCGGTCAGCCACGCCTTGAGCAGGGCGTCGAGCACGACGCCGTTGCAGTCGGCCTGCTCGACGCGGATGGATTTGAAGTAGGTCTGGTGGTCGAGCCGCCCGGACGCATAGTTGTAGCCCGAGGAGTTGCCTGCCGCGACGTTGAAGGGCATGTTCAGGCAGCGGGCGATCTCGTTCAGCAGCTCGCGCTTGAACTCGCCATAGGTCGTGCCCGGCTGCTCGGCCTTGATCTGCCCGAGCTTCCAGCCGTCCGGCAGGACCGTGGCCATGCGCTTCTCGAGTTCGACGATGTCCATCGGCTCGACGGCCGCCGCCTCGCCGTTGGCGGGCGCGTCGGTGAACAGCACCGCCGCGAAGTCGGCGGCGGTCTCGGCCGCGCCCAGGACCGCCAGCGTGTATCGGCGCAACTGGGCGAAAAGTGGAAGTGCGGGCATGATCTCCGGGATGCCGCGATGCTGGCCGGGCCGGTCGGAACGGAACCAGTGGATCACCGCCTCGGCGGGCACGCGGTCGATGCCGTCCATCGCCAGCGCGAATCCCGACTGGCCGGGATGCCGCCGCAGCACGAGATACCGGATGGGATTCCCGTAGCGGTCGAACTCGATGCCGTCCACCGCCGCGTCGGTCATCAGCCGGGCATCGGGGTTGGCGACGCGGTCAGCCTCGATCAGTTGGAGATCGAGCTTGATGGGCGAACGCAGCAGCGGGTTGGCCGTAAGCAGGGCAAAGGCCTCGCCATCGACGGCCTTGGCCATGCGCATGATCCGCAGCTTGGCGGGCAGATTGATTTCGCGGGCCCAGTCCTCGAAGGCGGTCTCGATCCGGTCGTTGGCCTCGGTGTCGTCGGAAAGTAGTTGCAGGCGCGGTCCCGTGCCGACCATGTCGTTCGCCAGCGTAAGCACGATGCCCCGCGCATAGCTGTTGTTGGCCGCTTCGTAGCGGCTGCGATTGCGGAGCGTCTGCCGCACGTCGGGCGACGCGGCCGCGTCGGCGGACAGGCCGTCGGCGTTGGCCCAGTGCCGCGCGTTGTCGGCATTGGTGATCGCCGCGTCGAAGCGGGCGCGGATCGCGTGCGCCATGCGGCGCGGCGCGTCGGGTCTATGTTTTCCGAACGGCCACATCAATCCGCCCCCGGTGGTGAAAGTTTGATCCGACGGATGCCCAGGCCCTTCACCGATGCCGCCGCCTTGCTGGCGAGGTGCTTGTCGGCCGCGATCTGGTCGGTCAGCGAGTGCTGTTCGACGCTGCCTGAATCGCCGCTGGCCCGCTTGGGTCCGGCGGCGTTGTCGCGGATCTTGGTGTCGAGGTTCTCGGCCACGGTTTTCTCCCGTCGGCGGCCGACCATCGGCCGTCTACGGGTTACTTACCCGGTGAAAACGCGAAGTGGCGGGAACCATGCAGAAATTCGGCAGATCGTTACGCATGTAGAACTTGGCGGGCGTTTTCCGAGGTCTGCTCATACGTCGTCACGCGCCGACCGCAGTGGCGGCATTCCCGGCGGCGAAGCAGGCGGCCGCCCCAGGCGCGACGGGTATAGAGCACCCGGAAGTGGGCGCACCCGCAGTCGGGGCACTCCAGCCCACGCTTGGACAAGAGTTTTCGGTCATCGCTGGGCGTGCCCATCAACGTCTCCCCCTCTGCAATTCGGACAGCCGGATCGGCGCACGGGCGGGCGCGACCTTGGCGTCGGTCCCCGGCAACACGGAGCCCTGCATCGAGGCTGCCACAGCGCAGCCGACCAGGCAGTCGAGCCAGTGGTTGTCCGGCCCGCCCGCGCGAATCTTCCACTCGTCCACCACGCGGCCCCGGGCCTCGGTCTTCACGCGGTACTCGGCGGTGAGGTGCTCGGCCAGGAGCTGGTGCTCGCCTGGCTTGCGCCCGAAGAGCGAGAGGCTGCCGGGATCGCCCATCGCCACGGCGAGCCGGGCGTGGACGAAGCTCTTCCAGTAGTTCGTGTCGATGACGACGTGGCGCACCTGGCGTCGCCCCTGGACGGTGGGCACGCGCCAGTGGAGTCCGATCCGCTCGCCCTTCTTGCGTTTGTACTCGCTGAACGGGACGCTCGACGCGCCGACGTAGCGGCCGTGGCTGGGCATGATCAGACCGGCGTGGGCGCTCTGGCGGCAGAACTGGTAGACCACGTCCGTGGACTGCCCCCAGTTGGCGTCGATCAGGCACCGCTCGATCCGCATCTCGGCCCCGTCGTCGCGCCGCCAGCGTTTGGCGAGGTACGAGTCGGTCAGCTTCTCCAGCCCGGCGTAGATCGATCCTTCCAGCCCGGTGCCCGGCGCGACGCGGGCCAGCGTCTTCTGCACCTCGCGCAGGGCGAAGACCGGACGTTGCTGGTCGGGATAGGTGCCATAGTCAACGAGGTAGCCGGTGAAGTCATCCTCCCAGGCGACCACGGCGTGGAAGAGCAGCTTGCCCTGCACGTCGACGAACATGGTCAGATGGCTGGCCCCGATGGGCACCACGCCGCGCGGCAGGCCGTTGGTCTTGGCGGCGATGGCCTCGGCGTTGAGCTGGTCGCTCTCGCCTTCCTCCTGCGGGAGCGGCTGGTTCTGGTACTCGGCCCAGAACGCCCGCTCGTCCTGGAGGCGCAGGTTCATGGCGTGCTGGATGGCCGACAGCTCGTCGCCGTTGTGGCGCTCGGGCCAGGCGATCACCGCGCCCGCGTCCATCTCCTTGCGGTGCTTGCCGTAGAACTCCGTGGCCTCGTGGCCGTCGCCGTCGTTGCGGAAACTGTCGGCGCGGATCTGGGCGTACTTGTCCCAGAGCTTCTCGTTCGTCGGGAAGGCGTAGACCAGCCGCGTGCGTTCACCCTGCCAGGCCGGATGTTTGTCGCGGTCGAGAATCTGGTCCGCGATGTCGCCGGGCCGGATCACCGTGCAGGGCATGATGCCCGAAATCTTCTGCCCCGGCCCGGCCAGGTTCAGGATCGCGCCGTTCAAGGTCTCCATCCGGGCTCGCACCTGCTGGTCGCTGCGGGCCGACTCGTCGGTCTGCGGGTCGTCCAGCACCACCAGCGACGGGCGCACCGCCCGGCCATCGGCGCGTTTGAACTTCATGCCGCGAATGCGGCTCTCGATCCCCGCCACGCGGATGATTGCGCCGGAGGCTTTGCTGCCCGCGATGGTCGGCAGCACGATCTCGTCCGCCGTCCAGACGATGCGCGTCGCCTTGCCGCCGCAGAGCTGCCCCTTGGCCCGGTTGTGAATCCGCTCGAGCGCGTGGATCGGGAAGACCGCCTCGGGGTAGTCATCGAGCAGCCGCTCGTTGGTCTCGAACTCGACCTTGATGCTCTCGAGCATGTTGCGGGCGTGCCCGGCGTCCGAGCCGATGAGGCAGACGAACTCCTGCGCACCGGTCAGCATCGCCCAGATGCAGGCGGTCTCCGCCAGCGTGGTCTTGCCGCTGCCGCGCGGCATGGCCATCGCAAACAGCCCGCCGCGCAACACGGCTGTCTCGATCTTGGCGATCACCTTCAGGTGGTCGCTCGACCACGGCAGGCTGAAGGTCTCGGGGAAGTACGCCTCGCAGAAGAACCGGAAGTCGGTCGCGGCCCTGGCCTTGCGCTGCGAGTCGACGACCTCGGGAATATCGCCGATGTCCCGACCGATGGCCGACAGCTCCGCGTTGCGGGCGCGGGCGGCTTCCTTCATCGCCTCGTAGTCGCGTGGCTCCGGTTCCGGCTCGGGGTTGTGGCGCGTCCACAGGAGCCACGCGGCATAGCGCAGGAGATCGACGTGCGTCTCGTCCCCGATGCGGTAGCCCGCCCGGTTGCGGTGACGACGCAACTGCCGGTCGCCGAGCACCTCGCCCAGCGGCGTGGAGTTCAGCATCCGCGTCAGCATCGACGGCCGCAGTTGGCGCACGTCAATCGCCATGCGAGGCCTCCCGTGCCAGCCAGGCGGTGTAGTGGACGAGGTTGAGCGTGCCGTCGGCGTTGGTGGGCGCACCGGCCTCGACGTCGGCCTTGACCATCGCCTCGGTAATCCGCCGTTTCCCGGCGGCGGCCAGGATTCGCGCCGCCTGCGCGGGCGTCAGCGCCGTGATTCTGGGCGTGGAATCGTCCGTCATGCCGCCACCTTTCGCGCCCGCCGGGTAAGAAATCTGATGGGGGAACTGGCGCTTTCCCGTAAGTCGCGCTTTTTCAAATCCTTACGGGGGGAAGAAAGTTCAGAAAAAGCGAACCTTCCAGTTGATGTTCCCGGACCTTCGAGCCATGTTGTGTCCAGAAAAAGAGAGCGTAACACCCTCAACCATAAGGAGATACGATGAACGCCAAGACCACGAAGACCGAGACCGCGAAAGACGCCTGCCGCACCACGCGAGGGCACATCGCCCGCCTGATGAAGATGCTCGAGGCCGAGCTGGCCGACCGCGAGATGACCGAGGACACCTGGCCGGTCGCCGGGAGCCTGGGCCACGTCCGCGAGCTGCTGGGCGAGGCGGTTGGGTTCCTCAAGGGCGTCGAGGGCAGCGAGATCGTCAACGCCATGATCAGCAAGAGCCGGTAACCAGAAAGGATCGCCCAGATGAAACACGCCACTGATAGGACCATGCGAGGCCTGATCACCCGCCAACGCCGGATCGATAAGGCCTGCACCGGTAACAAGGACGCCACGATCCGCCTGATCGCCAACGAGGTCCTCGGGATCGAGACCCTCGACACCCGCAAGAGCGACCGCCTCGACTTCCACGACCTGGCCGTCTGGCAGGTCCGCAAGGCGCTCGAAGCCGCATACGAGGCCGGTCGCAAGGCCGCCCGCTAACCCGAAAGGAACGACACCATGAAGGTCAAACGCATCGAACTCGAAGGACGCGCCGGGCACACCGCCATCGAGCGCAAAGACGACAGCATCCGGATCGATAGCATCCTCCGCGACCCCAAGGGCGAACAGGCCTGGGTGACTGAGACCGTATCGGTCTCCAAGCTCCGCGCCGCCGACGATGGCGAGCGCGCCCGCCTCTGGGAGATCGCCAAGCTGATCCAGCGCCGCTGCGACGGCGTGCGCGGAACGAACAGCGACATCAACGAGTGCCACGACGAGCTGATGCGGTTCGCCGACTGAAAGGCCAGCGCCATGAAGACCTACCAGACCACCATCGACGGCCGCCGCAGGCGCGTGACCGTCCCCGAGAACGACGACGCGATGCTCGATGCCATCGCCTCCGAGCTGAGTCCGCAGGCCGTGGCGGTCATCGCCACGCGCAGCAACCGCAGTCGCCAGCCCGTGATTTGCCGCGATCTCGATGTCGAACGCCAGGTGCAGTGGTTCGCCGAAAGGCTGATCGAGCGCCTTGGCGGTAAACAGGCGTGCGCCCGGCTCCTGAAGGAGTTGGACGCCTAACAACCCGCCTGGCGCGATGCCGGGCGCAACCCAGAGGAGCGAGAGATGAAGAAGACAGGAACGAGGAACGCAGGTAAGCAGGAGGCAACGATGAAGGAATCCAAACCGAAGAACGGGAAGAAGAAGGTCGCCGCGCCGCGCGAGCTGCCGAGCGAGCGCCTCGGCGTGCCGCCGACCACGCCCGACGTGGACGCCAAGGTCAAGGCCGCCGAGGCCGCGCACGCCGCGCCCATCGGGACGGCCAAGACCCCGGAGCCTACCAAGGACGCCAGCGCCGGAACCGGGCGCGACACGGGCGAGCGTGGCGCGAAGGGTGGCCAACCCGTGGCCGAGGGCGGCAAGGCCATGAGCCTGATGGACGCGGCGGTCCATCTCCTGTCGCAGGGCACCGGCGACCCGATGCGATGCAAGGACATCGTGGACCTTGCCATCAAGCGTGGCCTCTGGGCCCCGCGCACCGGCAAGACGCCCGCCAGCACGCTCTACGCCGCGATCCTGCGCGAGATCACCCTCAAGGGCGACGCGAGCCGGTTCGCCAAGACGGAACGCGGCAAGTTCGCCCTCAAGGACAGCACGTACATACGCGAGGAGGCGGCGAAGAGCCGCAAGGCGTAGACGCTCAATCATACCTTCGCCTCCACGGCAGCCCCGGCCTCGGTCGGGGCTGTCTCTTTCGGTTCGGGACCCGGAATCCGCTCAGCCTTCATGCCGGTGAACTCCTCCCAACGCTTCACGATCACGTCGCAGTACGGCGGGTCGAGCTCCATCAGGAACGCCCGCCTGCCGGTCTGCTCGCACGCGATCAGCGTCGATCCGCTGCCGCCGAAAAGGTCCAGGACGTTCTGGCCCGGCAGCGACGAGTATTGGATCGAGCGCACCGCCAGCTCGACGGGCTTCTCGGTCAGGTGGATCATCGACTGCGGGCTGACCTTCTTGACGTGCCACAGGTCAGTGGCGTTGTTGGGGCCGTAGTAGTTGTGGCCCGCGCCTTCCTTCCATCCGTAGAAGCAGATCTCGAACGCGCCCATGAAGTCCTTGCGCGTCAGGACCGGGTGCTGCTTGTCCCAGACGATCCCCTGGCTGAAGTAGAACCCGGCGGCGGCCAGCGGCGCGGGATAGTTGCCGATGTTGGCGTAGCCGCCCCAGATGTAGAACGACCCGCCCGGCTTGAGCACCCGCGAGGCGTTGCCGAACCACGCCAGGAGCATCTCGTCGAACGCATCGGCGGTCACGAAGTCGTTCTCCAGCGGGCGGTCCTTGGCCCGCATCTTCTTCCGGGCCTTCTTCGGATCGGCCACGCCCCGCGCCTGGTCGAAGCCCTGGTGGTGGGCGATCTTCTGCCAGTCCCGGCCCCACGCGCCGCTGGTGCCTGCCGCAATCGCCGTGGCGCTGCGCGGCTCGACCTTGACGTTGTACGGCGGGTCCATGTTCACGAGGTCGATGGTCGCGCCGTCACGCAGGCGGTCGAGGTCCTCGACGCTCCCGCTGTCGCCACACATCAGACGGTGGTTGCCGAGCACCCAGACATCGCCGCGCTGGGTGACGGGCGTGTCCGGTGGTTCCGGCACATGGTCGGGATCGGTCAGCCCCTCGGCCACGTCGCCGTCGAGCAGGTGAGCCAGTTCCTCCTCGCCGAAGCCCAGCAGGCTCAGGTCGTAGTCGGCCCGCTGGAGGTCCTTCAGCTCGATGGGCAGTAGCTCGAAGTCCCACTCGGCCAGCGTCGCGGTCTGGTTGTCCGCGATCCGGTACGCCTTGACCTTCTCCGGCGGGAGGTCGGTCGCCACATGGACGGGCACCTGGGCCAGCCCCAGCTTCTGCGCCGCCTTCCAGCGGGTGTGCCCGACGATGATGACGCCCTCGGCGTCCACCACGATGGGCTGGCGGAACCCGAACTCCTTCAGGCTGGCCGCCACGGCGTCCACCGCGTCGTCGTTGACGCGCGGGTTGCCGGGATAGGGTTTGATGGCCTCGATAGGCCGCAATTCGACGTCGAACGTCCTGGTCGTCATGGTCTCATCTCCTCGTGGGTTGTGGGTTGAACTGAACAAGCGGACACTGAAAACAAACTCTGCCTATGCTCGGAGCTGTTCCCGCCGCCATCTCCTCGCCCGGATGCCGGGAAGTACCTAATCTGAAGTTTCACCCTTTCACCCCCCGTCACACGTACACGCGCAAAAACACGCGGGCAGGCGTCGTGCGCGGGGGTACGGGTGAAAGGGTGAAACATGAAGAGAGAGTTGTTGTTTCCCTTTATATTTAGGGCTTTGGCGCGGTTCTGGAGTTTCACCCTGCGGGGGTGAATCTTGGGTGAACTTTGGGGAATCTTCAGCCGGTTCCGGGCATTCATGTTTCACCCCCCGGTGAAGTTTCACCCTGGAGATTCACCCCTCCCGCCAAGCGGTACGAGCGGATGGGCCAGCCCGGTTTGGCCGTGGTCGTGACCTCGATGTCGCCCTGCTGGACAAGCGTCTCGATCAGCACGGTGAAGTTCTTCGAGTCCATCTTCATGCGCTTGAGGAGCACGCTGTGCGGTAGCTCGTGTCCCGGGGCGTTGCGCAGCTTCTCGACAGCCTTGAGGCATTCGGCGTGGAACGGGTTCTCGGCGACGTGCCCTGCCGCCATGAAGAGCATGCGCCGGGTCTGGTGCATGACGAATGCGGACGCCCACTGGACGGCGGCCAAGCCGATGCGCGGGGCGAGGTGGTTCTCGCTGACGGCGTAAAGGAGCGCCAGCTTGCGGGTCTGCTCGCTGACGCGTCCCCATACCGTCGTGCCGACCGAGTCGCCCTTGGTCTCGGCGGCGGTGTATTCGGCCTCGGCCAGCCTTCGGCACTCGATCAGCAGCCGCCGGGCCTCGTCGGTGTGGTCGATCACCGTAGGCACCGGATTCCAGTTCTCCAGGTTGCCCGTGCCAGGCCGGTAGTCGGCCCACCACTTGGCGGTCGCCAGCATGCTGGGCGGCAGATCCCGGATGACCGGCTCCTGGCCCGTGCCGCGCGGTCCAGCCTCGAGAATGATCATGCGGGCGAAGAAGCCGTTCGTGAGCATCCGCTCGGAAAGCGCCTCGTAGTAGTGGTTCGGGATCGCCGTGCCGAAGATCACCAGGCTGGGCTGGTTGATGACGCCGGGCGCTTCCTTGCCCGCCTTGCGGCGCATGGGGAACACGCTGTTGGCCGACGAGTACATCGTCAGCAGCGTGGACATGATCGCCTCGTGCCGGGCGTCCTTGGCCTTGTTGATCGACTGGAGCATGCCGTCGATCTCATCGGTCTGGAACAGCATGCCCGGCGTCTGGAAGAGCGCGTCCTGGATGCCCTCGCCGCTGGCGAACCGCTCGCCGAGGCAGTTGGCCAGGCCGACCTCGTGGACGATGCGGGTGTTGACCTTGCGCGGCCAGTCCTTGCCTGCCGCAGAGTGCGCCAGACCCAGCAGATAGACGTTCGTGCGGTTGTCGCCGGGATCGCGCACCTTGCGCCCGGCCAGGAAGGCCAGAAGCGAGAGCGCCCCGGCGAAGGCCATGACGGGATTCGGATAGGGCGCGGTCGCCAGGCAGTAGTCCATGACCTCGCCGACAAAGCCGGGGATGCGAAGCAGGTGGTCGGGCATGGGGCCGGGATCGGGAATCTCTGGCGCACGAGCGGCATTGTGCGAATCATCGGCCCCACATGCGCCGGTCTGGCCGAGAATGCCCGACAGGTCGACGCCTGTGCGAATGTCCGACGGGCCGTCGCCCCCGTAACCCGACATTCGCAGAGACCGCGCCGCCGTCTCATAATCGCCGCCGTGGTTCAGCAGCGTGTAGACGGAGAACGGCGAATAGGCCCGGTTGGGCTCGAACGGCGCGGCATTCGCGCTGAAGACATAGAAGACCCGGCTCTTCAGCGAGGCCGACCAGCCCGAAGTCTTGCCAGGACGCCGCCAGTACTCGTTCGTCCCGCTCCGGACGAGCGCCCATCCGTGCTGTGCGAGCACATCGCGCACATCTCCGCGATCATTGAAATCATCGCCTGGCCTGTGCGAATTGTCCGCCGGGGATGCGCCCTGTGAGACCGATGACGCCGAGATCGGGCCGTTCTCCGAATTGTGGGGCCGGGAATGGCGGTTGTCCGAACTGTCGGCCGAGGACACGCCAGTGTCCGAATTTTGGTCGCCGGAAGCCGCCACGGGCGATTCCTTGGCGTCCCGTTGGCCACACGGGCGCGTTTCGCCGACCGGGGGCGGCAAGTACTCGTTCAACTCCCAGGCGGCCGCCAGGAGCGCATCCCTGTCGGCCTCCGTCAACACGGGCGGGGCACGCAGGTCGCCCTGAATCGCCTCGTACCCGGCTGTCGGGGCGCAGAGGAACAGACCGCCTTCGCCACGGGTCTCGATCAGCGTCACCACCTTGCCGTCCGGGCCGAGCCGCTGGGCCAGCTTCATGTTGCCGCAGACCGGCGCTTCGCAGCGGTAGAAGACATGCCGTCCGCCGCGCTGGGTCGTCTCGACCGTCAGGCGGGCCAGCAAATCTTGCGGGATGCGCTCGGTCCAGGCGTGAAACAGTTCACCGCCCGCGTCGAAGTCGATCATCTCGGCGTGGCCGGAGACGCCGCCGCACAGGATGCAGACCGCGTCCGGGCCGTTGGCGAACCATGCTGACACCTCTGCCTCGGTGGGCAGCCGCTTGCGGTAGCGTTTCCACTGGCCGACCGCCGGGCGCTTCTCGGCCCGGATCGCGGGCAACGCGCACAGACCGGCGGCCAGGTAGCCAGCCGCCGCTCCGTGGAGCGTGTCATGGCTGTCAGAAGGGCAGATCATCGTCCTCCGGTCCTTGGTATTCCGGCAGATTGCCATCGTCGCGCTCGTCGCTGCCGTCCAGGCGAGGCGGAACTGGCCCCAGTTTGTGATGCGTGATGCGGTCGTACTTCTCGCCGGTCACCGACCGCACGGTGATGGAGACGGTCTCGGCCAGGCCGCCCGCCTCGCAAATCGCCACGGCCTGTTCGGACGACTCCGGGAACGGCTCGCGGGACCGCGCCCTCCACCACGCCTCGGCCTTGGCGCGGGCGTAGCCGGAGTGCTCGAAGCAGACCCACTCGCTGCGGTAGTCGTTGAACCCGACCTTGTAGTCGACCCGCATGGTGCGAGGGTGGTCCTCGGGCGCGTCGCGCTTGACGTGGACACCATAGTAGACGCCCAAGACCTCGTGCTCGGTCTCGGTGACCTCGCCGGAGAGCACGCTGGCCGTGGAGGCCTCGTGGTCGTGCTGTTCGCGTTTGGGCGGCGGGAAAGCGTAGCCGCACTCCGGGCAGATGCTGTAGGCGGCGTGGATCACCGCCTGGCACTGCGGGCATTCCTTGGCGGGCGCTTCGCCGTCACCACCAGACCGATCTTTGATCTCGAGTGCGTCGACCGGCCCGTGCCGCAGAATGTTGCCGCCGAAGTCCAGGACGAGGCAGTTCTCCTTCGACGGGTCCAGGCGGAAGCCCCGACCGACCATCTGGTAGTAGAGGCCCGGGGAGTTCGTCGGCCGCAGGAGCGCCACGCAGTCGATGTTGGGCGCGTCGAAGCCGGTGGTCAGCACGTTCACGTTGACCAGATACTTCAGGCCGCCGTCCTTGAAGCGCTTGAGGGTGTCGGCGCGTTCGAACGGCAGCGTGTCGCCGCAGACGAACCCGCACTCGTGGCCGAACTCGCCAAGCATGCGCTGGACATGCATGGCGTGCTGCACACCGGCGGCGAAGACCAGGACCGAGTGCCGGTCCCGCGTATGCTCGACGATCTCGGCGCAGGCCGAACGCACCAGCGCGTCGTCGTCCATCAGGGCCTCGACCTCGCCCGCGATGAACTCACCGCCCCGGATGTGCAGCCCCGAGGTGTCGGCCTTGCGCCGACCGGCCTTGGTCTTGAGGCCGCACAGGAAGCCCTGCACGATCAGCTCGCGCACGCCCACCTCGTAGCAGACGTGGTTGAGAAGGTTCTCCGGCCCGCAGATCATGCCGGTGGTCATGCGGTAGGGCGTGGCCGTCAGGCCAACCAGCCGCACGTTGGGGTTCACGGCGCGGGCCTCGGCCAGGAAGGTGCGGTACATGCCCTCGCCGTCGGGCGGCAGCATGTGCGCCTCGTCGATCAGGATCAGGTCGAAGCGGTCGAGCTCGGCCGCGCGGCGGAACACGCTCTGGATGCCCGCCACGATGATCGGGTGCTCGGTGTCGCGGCTCTTGAGGCCCGCCGAGTAGACCCCGATCTTGTTCCACAGGTCCGGGGCCATCGCGTGCAGCTTCTCGGTCGCCTGTTCGAGCAGCTCCTTGACGTGCGCCAGGATCAGCACGCGCCCGTTCCACTGCTGGACGGCGTCGCGGCAGATCGTCGCCATGACCGGCGTCTTGCCGCCCGCCGTCGGGATGACGACGCACGGGTGGTCGTCCCGGCTGCGCAGGTGATCGTAGACGGCGGCGACCGCCTCTTTCTGGTAGGGACGCAGCTCCATCAGGACAGTTCCTTTCCGCAGACCGGACATCGGCACAGGGGAAACTCATCGACCGTGACCAGAAGCCTGCCTTCGGGCACCGCCTCGCGGCGGCGCGTCACGAGCAGATCGATCTGGCTGTCGTCCGCGTAGACGCCCGCGTGTTCCAGGGCGTCGAGCACCGGTTTCTGGATGTTGTCCAGGTCGCGGCGTCGGCGGTCCGGCGGGAAGGCGTCCATCGCCAGGGAGATGCGCCCGCCGGACGGCGGTTTGCGCGGGCCGCCCCCGCCGAGGAGGGCGCAGACGTTCCGGCGGAACGTCCGGCCCTCCCGGCTGATCAGGGTGTGCAGCCCGACCCGCCGCCAGTAGTGGTTCACGCTGGGCGGGTAAGGAAGCGTCAACGGCATGACGCCCTCCTTACCGTTTCCACGGCGGCGTGTTGTCGGTCACCGGGGCCTGCTGCGCCTGCCCGGCGGAAGCCTTCCGCTCGTAGCCCTTGATCTCGTTGGTCAGTTCGCCGGTGTCCTCGCGCTTCTTGAGCTTCACGACGATCACCAGCGGGAGGTTGTGCAGCTCGACGCTGTCGCGGGGCTGCATGACGCCCAGCGCGTGGCAGATGGCCGACAGCTCCGACCGCGCGATCTTCACCGCCGTGGCGTTCGGGTTGGCGAGGTTGAGCCGGGCCCAGAGGACGCGGTTCTTGTACTGGCCCTCGATGATCGTGAACGTGAGTTGCAGGTAATTCCCGCTCCCGTTCTTCGTGGGCTTCATCTCGCTGTCGGTGATCGCGGCCAGGTACTTGCCCGCCGGGATCGGTTCGAAGCTGCTGGTCGGTTCGACTTCGGACGCGTTGAATCCATTGAGGTTTGCCATGACTCGTTACTCCTTGCTGTTGTTGGTTGCGGACTCGTTTCCCCGCGCCGGGACCGCCCCGGACGCGGACATCGGACTGGCGACCAGCGCCTTCATCAGCGCAGGCCACGAGAGGGGGATTTCTGCGGGCAGGTCGTAGCGGTTCTTCGCCACGCAGGCCGGACTGCCGACGGTGCGGAGGATGCGCTCGCCGCCATCCTTGCCGAGACCGGCGGCGATGGTGCGCTCGCGCCCGAACCCGCCGTCCTCGGTCTTGGTGATGATCTTGCGCGTGGCGAACAGCACCGCGTCCGACCACTCCGTCAGCAGCGCCGTGACGTGCTTGTGCAGGCGCGGCGAATAGCGGTCGTAGGCGCTGAACTCGGGGTCCTCGAACTTCTCGACCTTGGCATGCGCCAGGACGATCACGCACATGCCGCGCTGGTTGCGCAGCGTGTTGAGATCGCCCAGCAGCTTGCGCCAGTGCGTGAGGGCGTGGGTGTAGCCCTTGGCGTAGCCGCCATCGACCTTCTCGATGCTGTTGACGCCGTACTGTTCGCAAAGCGCGTCCCAGACCAGGCGCTCGAGCCAGTCGGCCGAGTCGATCACGACGGTCTCGAAGTCGTGTTTCTCCTGGATCAGCGTGCGCAGCGCCGCGTCGACATCGGCCAGCCGGGTCGCCAGCGGGAAACTGGCGCACTCGATCTGGTCGAGTCCGTCCTCGGTGGGGATGAAGATCGGCCTGGGCGCGGCGGCCGCCGTGGTGGACTTGCCGATGCCCTCGGTTCCGTAGATCAGAAGGCGCGGCGGGTTGTGCCTGCGCCCTCGGTGAATCTGCTGCAACATGGTCATACTGCTTCTCTCCTTCTCGTTGTGGTGGTTATTACAGTCCGGCCCGGACGCGCCCCTATGGCACATCCAGCACGCGAATTTCCTCGAAGCCGGTGGGCCACTCGTCGCGCTCGCGGCAGACGAGCAGACGCCGGATCGCGGCCTCGTTCTCGCGTTGCGCCTGGGCCAGCGTGTCGTCGCCGACGCGCCAGACCCCGCAGCGGAACGGTTCCTTCTTCTCGACCGCGATCAGGTGGACGGGGACCAGCGTGCCGCCGAGCGCCTGGGCCAGGACGGCCCGGTAAAAAGCGACCTGCCGGTGGTAGCCGTAGCGCCGGGCGTCGGCCTCGAACCAGGTCAGGTCGTCACAGGTCTTGAAGTCGACGATGCCGCGATGCGGATGCAGCCAGTCGATACGGATCTGGCAGGGCGTGCCGCAGTACTCGGCCCGCGCGACGCCCTCGGCGCGACCGTAGAGCAGGAGCGCCACGGCCTCGTCATTCATCGCAACGCCGGACGCCATCTGCTCGACCAGATCGACCTGGTCGTGCGACAGGACCGGCTTGCCCTGGATGGCGGCCCAGTCGGCAAAAGCCTTCGTGCCCGCTCCGAACGGCTTGTTGGTCTTCTCATTGATCGGGCCGCCCAGCGCGAACGCGGCCTCATAGGCGTCCCGGCCTTCGAGGATGCGAACATGCGCAGCGCGTCCGATGACGTAGCTGGCCGAGTCGGCATCCTCGATCAGGCCGACCGACTTCTTGCGGTGCAGCCACGGGCACTTGATGAAGTCCAAGAGCTGGTGGCTGCTCAGGAACCGGTCCGCCTGGGCGTGGTACTGCTCGGCGGGCTCGGCTTCCAAAATGTTGAGATCGATGTTGAGGTCCATGACGAACTCCTCTCGCGTTGGTGACTCCTGCCAGTTGCCCCTGGCCGCCTTCTGTTACTTACCCGGCGCAGGGGCGAACTGGCGGAGAGCGCGTTCAGCGCAGGTAGTCGTCCATGCGGTTTGCCGCGAAGGCCTCGCGCAGTTGCGCCAGGTGCTTGTCGCGGAACGTGCGGCGCGGGATGCCAAGATCGCGGGCGACCTCGGCAACGGACTGCGTCCGCAGCATGTCGGCGACCTGTCGCAGCTCGGGCGACAGGCCGATGAGAACCGCATTCATGTCCATCAGGAGATGGGCGCGGTCGGCGGCAGGCCGGTTGTAGCGGCCCGTGCGCAGATCGATCTCGTCCTGGCCGATGGTCTCGTGTCGTTCCATCGGCCCTTCCTCGGTCTCGATCTCCTCGTTCATCGAGAACGCCTCGCGCCGGTGATCGCGCATCTCCGCCTGGCGGTCGCGGAGCAGCTTGCTGATCTTTCCCTCGACCACGCGGACGGCGAACGTGTTGAGCGTCGCCTTGGCGGGGTCGAACTTCGGCAGGCGTTCGAGCAGGTCCCGGATCAGGTCCTGCTCGATGTCCTTGATGTCGTCCTGCGTGTAGCCCGCCTTGCCGACGAGCTGTCGCGCTTTGCAGTGGACGAGTGTCATGGTGTACTTGGTGAGTTGTTCATGCTTCTGGTTGGTATCCATTTCCGTCTCCCGTTGGCCGGGAGGCGTCGCGTGGATGCCGACAGAGGCAGCGACCACAAACAGCGGAGGCGTTGTAGGATTGCCGCTTCTGCGGCACCCACAACGCCTCCACTTCGTGGCCGGTTAGTTGTCAGGTGTTTGTTTCGATCACAGGGAATGGGGAGCCGACCCCCGAGTTGTCAGGCGTAGGCCTCCTCGAAGGTCATCCGGAACGGAAGCCCATGCAGGACTTCGATACTGATGACGACGCCGTCTCCAATCGCGTCCAGCTGCGCGAACAGTCGGACGACATCAGCCTTCAGGGCGAAGTCGGCCTTGCCAGACTCGGGCCGGGGGCCCTCCTCGCGATCCAACTTCACCTGGCGAATAACACGAGGCGGCGGGTCGAACTGCGGCTCACCATCGAGGATGTGGAGACCCTCGATGCGGCCGTGGTTTATGCGCTGCATCAGTTCGATGAGGCGGGCCTTGAGGGGCGTGAGGTCTGACTTGGTGGTCGGGTGTCTGTTCCTGTCTGTTGCCATGTGGTGCTCCTGTCGTTTGCCACGGCAAGACCATCTCGCCGTGTGGCAGGAGCGCCGGATTTCACAGGGCAACAAAAAAGGGGCTGCGAGTGAACGCAACCCCTTACACGATAATGACTTTCAGTGATTTCAGGCCGATTTCAACGGCGACGTTTCATATACCTTTCGGCCTCGTCTTGGATTCCCGGCTTCGTCCGATGGAAGTACTCCTTGTCCCCCTGGCTGGCCGTCAGATACGACCGAATGGTCGTGTCGCGTTCCGCAGGGTCTTTGGCCCAATCCGTTTCCACAACCGAGAGTTCTTCGGCCACATCGTCACCGTCTTTGCCAGTGTACCCCCCGTGCTTGGCGAACCTGACAGATGGTGTCGGGGCGTCACACACGGGCAAATTGTTCGCCAGCAGTTTCGGGTTGATCACTCCCACTCTCCGACTGAGCGTCGCGGCGCTCTTCACGATGCCGGATTGCTTCAGCAACACGAGGGCATCCTTCTGACTCCCCCCGGCCTTGCGCATCGCGTGCCAGATAGCCTGCTCCTCTGGACCGAGAATGTCGGCTATGCGGTTGTGAATCTCGACGGCAAGCGACTCTGGCACGAGTTTGGCCTCGGCCAGCTCGGATTGCAGGACCGGCACTCCTCGAACGTGCTTCTGCACTGTCTCCAGTCCCTTGTCGACCTTGGCAACGGCTGCGGGCAGCGGGGCGGCGATATCCTTGATCTGGCGTATGTCGTCGTGGATGGCCGCGAGCGTGGTCTTATCCACTGGAGCGCCGACAGCCGCTTTGCATCTCTGCTGACAGTCACCGCGAATGGCATCGCTGGCACAGGTGAAGGCTGTGTCCACCGGAACAATCGTGACACCTGCATTCGTTGACAGACTCTGTAGGGCAGCAGTCCTGTTTGCTGCGACCACGCACCCGACACCCTTGCGCTGAAAGAGGTCGGCGATCCGGTCCGGCAGCACCCGTTCGGAACCTGCACAGAGCCACACATGCCCACGCTCATGATGACGCGGGCATTCGCCCAGATCGAAAAGGCCACGCTCACCTTCACGCACACTGAAGCCGGGCAAAACGCCCAACGCTCGCCCGAGTGTTTCGGCCAGCGTCTTGCCGGAAAGCTCCCAAGCTTCGGCCATAGGTCGGGTCAGGAGAATGTCCTCGCACCCACGGTCGTCGCACCGGCAATGCGCAACAAACCCATTTCCGCCCTTGTCCGGAACCACCTCATGATTGCAGGAACAGAGTGGACACTCGATGGCTCGCACATGATCGCCGGTTTTCAACAAACATGACTCGAACAGATGGAACGCTTCGCCAAACAGCGTCTTCCACTCGGCCAGCCTCTTTCTCCTGCCCACCAAGCACAGGAGCCTACTCCATTCCGTCGGCACCATCGCCGTCCTCCACATCCGAATCGTCGATCCTGCCATCCGCCGCGATCCCGGTGCCGATCAGCCACTCTGTGACATGCCGCCCGTTGTGATCCTGGGTAGTGTCCTAAAAGTTCTGCAAAAAGCAGCGGGTCATGGTAAGCCACTGGGGTGAATAGAGGACCCAGAAACGAAAGGCAAAGAACCATGACCCGAAAGGTTGAAAAGAACGTAAAGA